TTTACGAAGTAGATTCCCTCCAGGTAGTATTACGAGAAACTGTTAAAGCAATAGCAGAAGAAATGGACATCAAACCTGCAATCCTTATGAAAGCAGTCAAGGTTGCTCATAAGGCATCATTTACCGACGAAACAGATAAGTTTGATGCACTAGAAACTATTCTAGCCGCAGTCGGTAAAGATCATTTATAAAACAGGACCAAAATAGATAAAATAGGTTGACATACAAAGTCAATCTGTTATACTGTACAGTATGAATCTGACTACAGAAAAAGTACATCTATTTGATATGCCATGGACTGATGATGCAGACTATGAGCATATATTCGAAGATAGATTACATGATGAGATGATGCCTTTCTTTAATTTTAAAGATGCAACATTTACAAAGGTAGTAGATTTTGAAAGCAGTTATAAACCAATTGCTAAGATATATGGGCAATTTGTTTCAGAAGCAGAGAAATTAAAATTTATGTTAAAATATTCAGACAGGTTAAATGAATTTAGAGTTAAAAGGAGTTGGTAATTGAGTTACGTTGACGCAGTTTTTGAACAGAACAAAGGCATAGTAAGAGTCGTTGAACGTACTAAAGAGGGCGAACGCAAGATTATTGATCACCCTATGCGATACTACTTTTATGTAGATGACCCTAAAGGCAAACAGCATAGTGTGTATGGCGATCCAGTAAGCAAGATTACAGCAAACAATTGGAAAGACTTTAAACGTAATGTTGCATTGTATCAAAACAAACGCACATATGAAAGTGATCTAAAACCTGTAAACAGAGTATTAGCAGATCATTACTTGGGCATGGATGCACCAGACTTACACAAATGCTTTTTTGATATCGAGGTAGACTTTGATCCAGATAGAGGTTATAGTTCACCTGAAGATGCATTTATGCCTATTACTAGTATCAGTGTTTACTTAGACTGGATGGATAAGATTGTTTGTTTAGCAGTTCCGCCTAAGACACTTAATTGGGAACAAGCACAAAAGATAGCAGATAATGTAGGCGACACTATATTGTTTGGTAATGAAAAAGCAATGTTAGATGCTTTCCTTAGTCTCATAGATGATGCAGACATATTAAGTGGTTGGAACAGTGAAGGTTATGATATTCCTTATACTGTAAACAGAATTATCAAAGTGTTAGGTAAAAGCGAAACAAGACGTCTGTGTTTACTAGACAAGAACGTGATTAAAAGAGAATATGTTAATCACGGCAGAGAAACACAAACATATGATTTAGTAGGTCGTGTACACTTAGACTATATGCAACTGTATAGAAAGTATAACTATGAAGAGCGTCATAGTTACAGGCTAGACTACATTGGTGAAATGGAAGTTGGTGAAAAGAAAGTTGTGTATGATGGCAGTTTAGATAGATTATACAATCACGACTTTGAACTGTTCTTAGAATATAACATACAAGACACAATGCTACTTAAGAAACTAGATGACAAGTTGCAGTTTATAAGTCTTGCTAGTGAGATTGCACATCAAAATACAGTATTACTTCCAGTAACAATGGGTGCTGTACAAACAATTGACCAAGCCATAGTAAATGAAGCACACAGACGTGGCATGGTTGTTCCTGATAGAAATAGAACTAAAGATTCAGATAACCCATGGGGGCATACAGTAGCAGGTGCCTATGTGGCATTTCCTAAGAAAGGTATGCATGAATGGGTAGGTTCAATGGACATAAACAGTCTGTATCCTAGTGTCATTAGAGCATTGAATATGGCTCCTGAAACTATTGTAGGACAACTAAGGCAAGAGTACACAGATAAAGAAATTACAGAAAAAATGCAAATAGAAAAGAAATCATTTGCAGATGCATGGGCAGGTAAGTTTGGTACTAATGAATATGAAATGGTAATGACCAAAGATGTTGACAAGCCACTTATATTAGACTTGGAAGACAAAAGAGAAATTAGTGTTAAAGGTGCTGACGTGTATAACATGCTGTTTAATAGCGAGGAGCCATGGTGCATTAGTGCAAATGGTACTGTATATAGAACAGACGTACAAGGTATTATACCCGGTCTATTAGAGAAATGGTATTCAGAGAGACAAGAGTTACAGGCTAAAAAGAAACAAGCAACAACACCAGAGGACATAGCATTCTGGGATAAGAGGCAGTTAGTTAGAAAAATTTTACTTAACAGTACATATGGTGCTATTTGTAATCCAGGTAGTAGGTTCTTTGACCACAGGATAGGACAAAGCACAACACTCACTGGTAGAGCAATTACTAGACACATGGGAGCAGAAACAAACAAAATGTTGACTGGCGAATATGATCACACAGGAGATACTATTGTTTATGGTGATACTGACTCTGTGTATTTTAGTGCTCATGAGATTAGTAAAAAGCAAGACATTGTGCTAGACATGGATAGTGCTATTGCATTATATGATAATATTTCAGATACAGTAAGTGACACTTTTCCCTCATATGCTAAACAGGCCTTTAACATTTCTACTAGCCAAGGTAATATACTTAAAGCAGGCAGAGAAGTTGTTGGTAGAGCAGGTATCTTTATTACAAAGAAAAGATATGCAATTAATGTATTAGACTTAGAAGGTTGGCAACCAGAAGGCGGCAAACTAAAAGTAATGGGTTTAGATCTCAAAAGATCAGACACGCCTGAATTTGTACAAGACTTCTTAAGTGATATATTAGGACAAACACTAAACGGTGATGGCGAAACTAGTGTACTTGCAAGTGTAAGAGAATTTAAGAAAGAGTTTAAAGCAATGGACCCTTGGAAGAAAGGTATGCCTAAACGTGTAAACAACTTAACATATTACACAGAAGCATACAATAAAGCATTTAGTATGAACAAGAGTGCTAGTTTATATAAGTTAGAAAAACTCAAAGATGAAAAGAAAGTAATGATTCCTGGGCATGTAAGAGCAAGTATTAATTGGAACAATATGCTAAAAGCAAACAGTGATCAATACAGTATGCAAATAACAGATGGTATGAAAGTTATCGTTTGTAGGCTAAAAAGCAATGCTATGGGATATACTAGTATTGCATATCCTACAGATGAAATGCATATACCGGATTGGTTTAAACAACTGCCTTTCGATGAGGATTCAATGGAAGAAGCAGTAGTTGATAAGAAAGTAGAAAACTTATTGAATGTACTTAAATGGGATTTGTCAGCAACAGATACTAGTAATACATTCCATAGTTTATTTGATTTTGATGATTAACTTGGTCGTTAGGTATCAAACGGCCAGGATTTATAAACTTTTTAGGTGTAAAGGCCTAAATAATAACTTTAATATAAGAGGTGACAACATATGATAAAAGATATATTTAAAGACATACTAAGGCATACTCACGCCTTAGGCTTTATTGAAATGGTTAAGATTAGTGGTGACGAATCGTCTACTACAATTGAAGCCATGGATGCAGACAAGACTGTTATCCTACAAGGTAAACTGCACAATCCTGTAGCAGACTTTGTAGATCAAACAGTAGGTCTTAGCAGAATGAGTGTACTAGATGGATATTTAAAATTTCCAGGTTTTGTAGATGAAGGTTCTGAAGTAAGTGTAGAAACACAGAGCAGAAACGGAGATGACATTCCTGTACAAATTAGTTTTAAAAGTGCAGAAGGACACACAGGTAGTTACAGATTTATGTTAGCAGATGTAATTAATCAGCAACTAAAATCTGTTACAATGAAAGAGATTCCATGGGACGTTACTATTGTGCCATCACAGAAGAACTTAAAAGACTTAGGTTACTTTAATGGTGTGTTAGGTGGTTTTGAACCTGTGTTTTCTCCAAGTACAGAAGATGGTGCTTTATACTTTAGCATTGGCGAAGGTGCTGGTGACAAAGGTAAATTGCCAATCAACAACAATGTCGATGGCGAACTATCCGGTAACTGGAAATGGGAGATAGACAAAGCATTAAGCATTCTAAGACTAAGTGATAGTGCTAATTGTACAGTTAGTTTTGCTAACGCAGGTGCAATGCAAATTGTTATTGACAGTGGCTTAGGCGAATACAAATACATATTACCTGCTAAGAGTTAAACATGACAGAAGATTTAGGAAAGAAGCACCAGGATTGGGCAGTATACCTGCCTGCTATTAGTGGCTTCTATGTAACACAATTACAAAAAATGGATGCTAATCCAAGTGAATGGCGATGCCCTGAAGGCTTTGAAAAAGGCACACAAGGCATGAACTTCCTTGATCCTGAGAATAGTTATTATCACTATCCATGGGGTCTTTACTCAGGCGGTCACGCACACTTAGACCCAGTTAAAAGTGATGAACGTGAGCCAATGGTACAAGGTAGAGATCGTAGTAAAACTATGATACTAGGAGACTCAGGTGGTTTCCAACTTGCTACTGGTGTTATTAAGATGGATTGGAGTAATGCAAAAGATCCTAATGACCCTGCTAGAACAGAGTTTTGTAATAAGATACTTACATGGTTAGAGCATACAGCAGACTGGAGCATGACATTAGATGTTCCTGCTTTTGCGGCAGTTGGTAAACTAAGTGAAAGAACAGGACTTACAGAATTTCAAGACACATTAGATATTAGTCTACTTAATTTAGACTATTTTATGAGAAACAGAACACCAGGTGCTACCAAGTTCTTAAATGTGTTAAGTGGTAGTAATGAAGAAAATAGCAAACAATGGTACGATGCTGTAAAGCATTTTTCCAATAAAAGTTTTGTGCAAGAAGCATACGGTGATGAGAATAAAACCTTAGAAGGTTACGCATTCGCTGGTATCAATATGAAACACATGTATAGTGTGTTAAGTAGACTATTGGATCTTAGAGAAGATGGACTACTCGAAGGGAAAGATTGGATACACTTCTTGGGTACTGGACGCCTTAATTGGGCATGTCACCTTACTAGTATCCAAAGACAGTTAAGAAAACATGATAATCCTAACATTACACTT